ATTGCGTCTGCATCTTCTAGTTCTTTGCGTTTGAATTCTAGATACATCTGTTCTTCTTCTTTGGTTACCTTTCCATCGCCATTAGAGTCTGCTGGGTGGTATTCTTTTTTTTCTTCCTCTGCCATGACTTTCCCCTATTACATTTTTCTATTTTCTTGTTCTTGTCTTTTCTTTTCCTCTTCCAAGTAATTCATTAATAGTCCTATGTATATCTCCCTTTCCCAAGGTATCATTTCTTCCAACTCTGTCAAACTCCAATTGTGATGTTGCATCATCCCAAAGTTCATTTGATAATAGTTTTCTAATGAGTCATGAGAAAGGGCTATTCGAAAAAACTTTGCAAACCCTCAATTGGGATTACACTTTTAACTTTTGTCTTGGGGTTCACAACCTCAAGGTCATATGATAACTTAGGCATACTTGAAAAAAACTCACCAACGGATTCAAAGTTTTTTGATGACATGCTGTCAATAAAATCTTCTAAATCTTTTTCGGACATATCAACTCTGCGATATACCTCTTTTCCATCGTGAACTTCATGTATGCATCTCTTTACCATTTCAAACAATGACTTTGTTTCTCCAAGTGCATTAAAACCTTTCATATCACCAAGACAAGGATATCGCATTATAACACTGATCTCATCTGTAAGAGTAATGACATTCGTATGATTTTCTTTCATTTGAACATCAACTTCTTCCAGAGGAATTGAAACATTTACTTTAGTCTCTTCATCATCTGGACAAGTTACTCTTAACTCAGCTATTTCTCCAACAGATTTACTTCTTATCTTTAGAAACACATACTCAATGTCAAACATTGGCATCTTGTATGGATCAACATTATCTGCAACACAATCATTAATGATTTGAGCAAATGTGCTTTCTATCACTTTGTCATCTTCTGATTCTTGAGCAATCATTAACGCTTTTTGTTCTTTTACAAGAAACGGTCTATACTTTATTGTTGCTCCTGTTGATGGTAAACTCAATTCATAATTTGCACTATTTAATTTAGGTAATCCCATAATTTTAGTCCTCGCTTTATAATCTATTCAGTATCTTTGGTATCGATCCTGTTATTTTTCTTTCAACTGTTCCAGTAAACGTATTTACTATTCTATCAGTTATACTTGTTGCCTGAGCATTAATATCAAGTTGCGTCCAATATCTAAAAGTAAAACTTACTGTATTCTTTATGATTTCATTGTTTGTAGCTTGATTTAATTCAGTTGCCTCAATTGTCTTTGGAAAACACTCCCAAAGTTTTACTCCAAATCTTCGTTTGTCTTGTCTGTCTAATAAATACAAATCAATTTGAGCAATGTAGTCGTTGTAGTATCCTACATTCCAAGTCTTTTCACTAAATGCTAATTTTTGCCATTCCTCAAAAAATCTTCTTTCACTAAGATCAGAACTTGCTTGAAATGATACTGATATATTTTCTGCGTAAGTTACTCCATCAACAATCGACCTTGTTGGCCCATATATGTTTGTATCGTCAAGAGTGTTTAAGTTTCGCCCTGGCAAAGTAATTCCCTCTACACGCAACGATACTTGTCTAGCAGTAGTTGGGCCTTTATCTAAACCAATTTTTTGAAGAAAAGTTGAAGAAGAATTTCTTCCTATTCCTGTTGGTGGAATGATTACTGCTTCGAATCTGTTGGGTACTGCGTAACCATTTTGAGAATGAAACCCAGACAGTACATCGTTAAGAACACCAAACGCGGCTGTTTCTATAAATTGTGCGAGACTTCCTGCCATTAGATCATACTCCTAGAATCTTTCCATACTTCAGCTGAAGATGCTTTCTTAAATCTTTGTACTGGTAACAAACACGCAATTTTAAATTCATCTGCATCAACCCTACGAAATTGTGATTTTACTCTTGAGTATAGGTATTTATGCAAAGTTGGTTTAACTATGGTAAGTTTTTTTAATTTACTATAATCTGCAACTATTCTAGTGCTTGACTCATCAAGGTCTTGACTATTTGCAAACGACATAAGCCTATCCAATAACTTTACTCTTAACGGTATAGGCAGATAATGAAAGTTAATACCAAGAAACCCATCAGAGTATCTTTCTATTGGTAACACCAGTGGAAACGTATCATAGTAAGGCAATTCTTTTTTAAGTTTGGGGTCATAGAAAAACATATTCAACTTACCATAGAACTGTTTCTTGTTTCTCTTACCATCTCGTATCAAATCCATCGCAACTGGTTTACCAAATTCTTTAATTTTATTACGATACCACCTAACGGAACGGTCTGCTCCTTTTGTTTCATCTTTAACTGATTGTATAAAATTGCTAGTTGCCATGACTCTATTTATAACGAATGTTAAGATGATCTTCGGTCAATATCTTAAATTCCATATTATTGTCTAAACACCACTCATTTGCATATTTCCATTTTGCTTCGTTTACACCCCACGTTTTGACCTCATTAAACCATCGTTTAGTTTTTCTCTTGGGTTGAGATGGTGGTGGTTTGCATTGAGCTTTAGGTTTAACTTCTATAATAAACTTTTTGATACTTCCGTCATGTTGTTTTGTTTTTATATAAAAATCTGGAAAATATCTGTGTATTTTTCCGTCCCAAGGTGATAAATAAGGTATAATGATTTCTTCACTGCCCCATTCAATGATAGAATCACTGGAGTCGCAATAGACCATAAACCTACGTTCCCAGAGAGAACGATAAATAACTTGAGAGTAATCCCCTTTATATTTTTTGGGATTTTTTGGAATATAACGACCTGAGTATGACATAACTTATAAATAGTATATATAAGGAAGAACTATGGCAATATTAGATGGTATAAAAAATGCGGTTACTGCAAACGTAGCCAGATCAGCAAACAAAGTTGCTGTCAACGGTTTAAATAATATTGTAGGTGATATATTTGGTACAAACCCCCTCACTGGCCCAGCTGCTCAATTAGCACAACGACAACAATCAAAGTTTTGCACTAAAAATCTTGCGTATCCTGCTGGTGTTGAAGGTGATGACCAACAAGGTCATTATGTTATATTTGAAATTTTAGAACAAAACAAAGCAAAATTAAAATCGTCAATGGGCGAAAATAAAATAGCAGAACTTAAAAAAGAAGTTGAAGATAGTTATGGTGGCACAGATGCAGCACAACAAAAAGCACTTGACAATTTAGAAAGAGAAAAAGAAAGAGTTCGTGCAGCTGGTAGAAAACGTGAAGGTGCAGGCGGCAGTAGTAATTCAATCCAACTGTCAAGAGGTGCGACAACCAGAATATCAACTATGATTGCGTTGTATATGCCTGCTTCGATATCTGTTAGTTACAACTCAAAATTTGGAGAACAAGAAATTGGTGCATTAGCTGGTGCAGCTGCAGGCGCATTAGACGCATTTGCTGGTCGAGGCGGTGAAGATGGAAGCACTGCTTTAAAAGGTGCATTAGACGAGTTAGGAAAAGGTACGGAAACTGCATTACTTAAAGTGGTTGATACCGCAGCCCCTGGCGCTACTGCGTTAGTTGCATTAGAAAAAGGTGCAGTTCGAACTCCAAAAATGGAACTGATGTTTGAGGGTATTGGACGAAGAGAGTTTTCATATGAGTTTACTTTCATACCAAAAAGTGAGGAAGAAGCTGCAACAATAAAAGAAATTGTAATGCAATTTAAATTTCATATGGCATCTAAGTACACAGATGGGACTTTTAGAGAAATGGAAATACCAAGTTTCTTTAACATAAGATATATGTACAAAAATGGAACGAACGAACACCTTAATAAAATATCAACTTGTGCTTTAGAAAGTATGGACGTAAGTTATGGTGCAGATAGGTTTGTTGCATATGAAGGTGGAGTTCCACAAACAACAAAAATTTCTTTGAAGTTTAAAGAAATGGAAATCATCACCAAAGACCAAATTGCACAGGGGTTCTAAAAAATGTATTTTGCACAATTTCCTTTAACTATTTACGACTCTGTTGGAAATGAAAATTACAAACTTGTAACTAATTTATTAAAACGAGTTGCAATTCGTTCTAAAGTAAAAGTCAACACTTTATTTTTTGATACCTATGATGTTAAAGAGGGCGAAACACCAGAGATGATTGCAGACAAGTTATATGATGACCCAGAACTGCATTGGATAGTGCTTATGGTCAATGATATTACTGACAGGTATCATCAGTGGCCAAAGAATCAAAATCAATTTCTTTCTCATATTAATGACAAGTATTCTAATATCAGTGGAACACATCATTACGAGATAACACAAACTTCTGGTAACACTAAAGTAACAATTGACATTGGTTCAGACAACACAAGTCATGGTGATGCTACACTCGTAACAAATCGTGAGTATGAAGAGAGTAGACAAAACACACTACGTAGGATACGTCTGTTAGACCCTGCGTATGCAGATCAGTTTGTAGAAGAGTTTGAACAACTTATGGGCGAAAGCGTACTATAAATGACTGAAATTAGGTCAG